TATTCCACTTGATGTTGCAAAGGTTGCTATTCCACTTGATGTTGCAAAGGTTGCTATTCCACTTGATGTTGCAAAGGTTGCCGATGATGCGTTACCAGTAAGAGCACCTACGAATGTTGTGGCAGTGATAATGCCCACTGTAACTTGTGAACCAGAGTATAGTGGTGGTTGTGCATCAATAGATATTGTGGAAGCAGATCCTGAGGTTGCTATTGCAGTGATAGCTAATCCAACAAAATTAAGTGTATTAACATTGTTAGCTACAAGACTACCCTCTTCTTTAACAGTAATACCAGTAAAGCTTAGTGGAAAATCAATATTGTAAGTAATAATTTCAACCAACTCATTACCAAAACAAGCAGCATTTAAAACAACACTAGTACCATTAGTTGCAGTGAATTCAGTACTTGCTAATTTTACTCCAGTAATAAAGACATCCAATGGTGTACCAACGGAATATGCTATATTAAAAGTAGTTTGTGCTGCGGTAGATGTAAAGGTTGTAATATTCCTAAGAGAACCACTATCTTTCCAAGTAACTCCAACTCCTGTAGATACTAAAACTTGATTGTTAATTCCTGTAGTATTACCAGCACTTACATAACCTTGAAGAGTTACGTTATTAAATGTTGATATTCCAGTAACATTTAAACTTTCAAAGATAACTGCATTAGATTTTGTTATCCCGGTAACTTCTAAATCACCAAAAACACGTAGTGCAGTCTGTCCTGTGGAAACTGGAGATCGTACATCTAAAAGATATGAAGGAAGTGTTGATCCAATACCAACAGAACCAATTTCGGTGGTTGTAATGACAGTTCCAGAAGTTCCAACAATAAGTGTGGATGTTGTAACAATACCTGTACTAACGTTAGATGCTGTAATATTATTAACAGATAGAGCACCAGTAATTCTTACATCACCCTGAACATAAAGTGCTGTTTGTCCTGTAGAAACTGGTGAATTAACATGAAATAGATATTGAGGAGATTCAGTTCCTACACCTATTGAGTTTCCTACTCCAAGAACCGTAAGAACTGTTCCACCTGTTCCGACTCTTAATGTAGTCAGAACTGTAGAAACACCAGTCACAAAAGATTCGGTGACTCCGATTCCACCAATCACATGAAGTTTATATTGCGGATTTGTTGTTCCGAGACCAACAAAACCAGCATCAGTCGCAATAATAACTGTTCCGGCAGATCCTACGTGTAATATGCGAGTTGTAGAAACACCAGAAAAAAAAGAATCCGTTGCACCTATTCCACCCTTTACGTGAAGTAAATACTCTGGATTTGTGGTGCCGATACCAACCTTACCCCCTGGATTGGGGTCGATTGTGTTGGAAACGGCATCGGCAAAAATGAGGTTTGTACCTACCTCAAGACCATTTTTGACTACAAAGTTCTTATTGATAGACATTGGGCTTCACTCTCCACCCTTTATTGTGTTCTAAGTATTTAGTTCTTCTGTTTTTTTCATAATTTCATCAAACTTTTCATTCCAACCATCTTGACTTTCTTTCCATTTATCTTCTGGGCAACTATCTAATGCAAATGAGACCTTGGGAATAACAAAACATCCACATTTTTTACATTTGGATTGTTCGTTGTTATCATCATACCACTCACAAGATTTACATATTTCTAATCTTTGTGTTTTTATTTCAGTAGAAACCATAAGAGCACCACTTTGCAGAGCATTCTTAATTAAGTCAAAACTAAACTTTACTAAATTTTGTCCTTGTTTGGATAGAGAAGGATATTGATGTTCTTCAGTCATAATAATATTATATTTCGTTATATTTATGACAATTAAACTAATCTAATTATAATCTTAGAGAACCCAGTGCTTCCACCTAATTGAGTACTTACCACAGTCACAGAACCATCAGTATATCCACTTCCTCCACCACCACCACAACTATCTGTTCCACCACTACCCCCAGTTGCGCCAGCACCCCCATTACCACCTGCTGCTAGAGCAGGAGGATATGTATAATAGGAACAGTCATAGTCTTCATCGTATGAATCATCATAGTCTTCATCATATGAACAATCATATGGTTGGTCATATGAACTATCATAAGTTTCTGTATATGAGGTATCATAAGTTTCATCGTATGAACTATCATAAGGAAATCCACCAAGATAATATGGTGTTGGATATGTGTAATATGAACTATCATATGCATCCCCACCAGTGGTATATGGTGCAGGATAAATGTAATATGAACTATCATATGATTCTTGTACATATTCTGGGCAGTAAATATTTTGATAAAAACATGCAGCTACGTTTCCAGTAGCACATTGAAACGCCCACACTCCACATGCACCAGCATATACTTCAACTGTACGTGTACTGGTTTGTTGAACATATATTGGGTCTGGAGTTACAGTTACCACTGGTGTATAAGAAGTCTGTTGAAAATATACTGGAGGTGGGGTATAGAGATATCTCTCGGTATATGAAGTCTGTTGAACTCTGCGTGTACTGGTTCGTGGAACTACTCGTGTACTGGTTTGTGGAACTCTTGTGTAGCAAGTGCTTGAAACTCTACGTGTACTGGTTCGTGAAACTCTACGAGTGCAAGTTCTTGGGTTGTATACTGCGTCAGGGTTTTTTCCATTCTCTCCTTGTCCAGAAGTCTGCCGAATATCATAACCAGATTTAAATCCTCTGGTGATGGATGCAGAATTTGTAACTACAATTCCATTTGCAAGAATTATTTTGCTTGTTCCAACATCTGAACAAGGTGATTTACCTTGAGATATCCAATAATTTCCTTTAGGACAAGGAAGTACTCTTCCTCCAGATTGTCCTGTTGCTTTTGTATCTGAACTGATTGGTGTACTTGAGGATGATGACCCAAAAATACCATTAGATGGTAGTGTTCCTGGTGCAATTAGTGCCCCACCAGAACCACCACCTCTACCACTTCCAGATGTACCAGCAACGTTAACTCCACCACCTGCTCCACCAGTACCATTAGATGATGCATCTCCACCCTTTCCACAAACTGCAATTAAAGTTCCTTTGCGATAAATGAATGGGCAATTATTGAATGATTCTAATCCAGCAATAGTGTACTCTTCATTTCTATTCATAGTAAATCTAATTCTGGAATAACCTCCCTGAGCACCACCAATACCACTACCAGAATAAATATCCATTTCAACATTTATATTTGTTTCTGGGACATATAAAGATATTAAATTTGTTGAACTTATTTGATTTTGTCCCAATAAAGTTAGTTCTCCATCTAATAAATCATGAGAACTTAAAGTTGCAGTCGATGATGTTGTATCGTATAGTTCAATGTTTATTAATCTTCTTGGTGAAACAAATTCAATATTAACATTATCAGAAAATATTGGAGTGTTTGATGCAAAAAGGTTTGAGATTTTTACTTGTAATGTATATGTTCCTATTGGACGTGATATCGTAAGATTTGGTGTGGTAGATCCACTTACTGTTGAATCGTCTGTAAGATTGACACCATTTAACGACCATTGATATAAAAAAGTTCCTTGAGAAGGATCTGTAGATGATGCAACAACATTAATAGTAGCATTTGTATTCTCTACAGCAGATGATCCTATTGGTTGAGTTGCAATACTTATTTGTGGTCGTACTAATACTAGTGCGGTGCTTGAATTAATTGGTTCATTAATTGCATTTCCAGTCGAACGTGCCGTGCCTGCAGTGATTGGTGATGATGATTGATATGCAGATGGAACATAATCTGCTATTACATATACTTGACGTTTATGGTCAGTTGGACTAATTAAATTTGATAATGTTAGAGTAGATGTTGCTGCTCCTGTAACATATGTTCCATTAGAGATTGTTCCATTTTGATCGTACCACTGATATGATATATTTCCAGTTGCTGTTGCAGAATTTGCAGGTATTTGTGTTGGAAATATTGCTGTTGCAATTCCAACAAATGTTGCTATTCCTGCATTATTAACTAAAACATTTTGAGGATTTGTAGTAAATGAAATAAATGGTCCATTTAGGTCTAAAGTCGTTTGTTTCATTTTACTTTAGTTTAGTTTAGAAAGTTTTGACCGACAACCACTCCATAAAGTCCTACACTGGTAATATTTCTACCATCAAAAATTTTAAAGGTGTAAATATCAGAACGATTTGCTGTTGGAGTTACAATCGGAAGAACACCACCACCGGGCCAATAAACAGGAATTGCAACACTAACAGAATTCCTAAATGTATCAATACCAACAGTACGACCTCCTATAGAATCTTGATCTATTTTAATCGTAAATTCAGTAGATGCAGAAGGAGGGTTGAGTAGATTAAACTGAGTAATGTCACTTGTTGCAGTGCAAATAAATGACTGTGCCTTGGAAAGGTCTATGGTTACCTGATTTGAAACAACTAATAAGTACTCTATATTTTCACTGTAGGTTTTAAATCTTGTATGTCCTTCAATATCCAAATGTGCTCTTGGTACTGTGGTTCCAATACCAACTGAACCAATACCAGTTACTGCAAAGATATGTCCATTTGTAGGAACACCTAAAGTACTTGCAGTTCCAATTTGTAATGGTGTAATTGGATTTGTGGTTCCAATACCAATTGATGATGCTCTAATAACACCAGATGAGATGTTATTAATTTCATATGCACTTCTTGTTGTAAGAGCACCTCCAACAAACACACGACCCGTAGTTACAAATCCAATAAATGTAGAGGTACCATTTACGTGAAGTGATGTTGATGAGGTTCCAATTGCACCTAGTTCTAAATTAAATCTTGGAACAGAAGTACCAATACCAACATTATTAAGTGCAGTATTATAAATGCCTCCAGATATTTGAGTCCATCCAAGTGCAGCAGCATTTAAATTTATAAGAGAACTACCATCACCAGAGAAATAAGATGCAGTAATTGTTCCACCAATATTTGTATTTCCATTTACATTCAGTTTAAATTGATTTGCAGTGGTTCCAATACCAACTCCACCATTACCATCTACAGAAAATTGACTTGTTCCAGAACCTACCAGAAGTTTAGAGTTTCCTGGAGATGTGGTTGCAATTCCTACTTGATCAAAAACATAAACATTTGCAGTTTTAGAAATGCTAATGTTTCCAAAACGATACCAATCATTATTTTTTGTATAAACCCAACCAAGATACCCACCCCCTGCTGGGGTATCAAAATACTCAACATCACCAGGGTTGCCTGAAAGTATTGGTTCAGTAGTAGTTACAGTATACTTTCTTGAGACTTTTGTATTGCCTTGTAAGAAGATTGAGTTTGTTTCAATATCCGAATTTAAAGTAACTTTTTCAGAGAAGATTACTGGACCATTAAACTCAGAGATTGCTGTACTATCGGGACCACCTTCTACACGAATCGAACGACTAAAATTGCCCTCAACCGCATTAGTTAAATTAAATCCTGGAATATTTCCAGTATCTTCACCAGTTACTGTTTGTATGGGAGTATCAAAGATTTCTTCTTGACCAGTAACGCTGCTTAATCTCTTATTACCGGCATATGCAGTGCCCTTATCATTCATACCAGTATAGAAGTTAATACCTCCATCTTTTCTAGTTGATTGTGCAAGTAGTTCTTCTACTAAAGAAATAGAACGATCATGCTTATCGGGGAATGCAGTTGAGTAGTTGCCCGGACCAAATCCAACATACTCAAAGGTGTGCCCAGAAGCTCTCATAATAGAGTGTCTTCTGAGTTCTACTGAATCAATACGGATTTTTCTTGCAACACTATTAAATGCATGAAAAACTGCACGAGTTCCCAATACACCCCGGAACACATTGATTGGGTTTGTGGGGGGGTTTGAAACAGTTGTTTTGACTCTTACAATCTCATCATCAATCATCAGATAATCACCAATATTAACATCAAGATCCTGAACGTTATTAAGATAAATTTCATCAGTCAGTGCATTGGATATAATTGTAGAGAGTGTTGTAGTAATACCTGCATATGTTGGAATCATTCTTCCATTTAGATTCTCATTCTCACGAGTAATCACTCCATTATTAGAACTCAGACCTTCACGATATGCAAAGAGAGTTCCTGTTGGAGACGAAGCAATTGTAGAGACTCCAATATTTACAATAAATGTAGTTAATCCCACATTTTCAGTAACAATAAAACTTCCATTATAAAGGGATTCGTTTGCACCAGTAATACGAATCTTTGTATCTACTTTTAATCCATGACGATTAGTAGTTGTTATAGTTGCAAGACCAACTGTATTATTATAAGTAAGTGAACTAATACCAAGTGATTCACCAGTTAGAACGGTGATTGCATCAGAAGTAAGAGTTTCTCCAACTGTAGTAGAGAATCCTGATACAGCAGAAGCAGATACTGCGGTGAAGCTCTTTGCAAGACCAACAGGGACACTAGTAATACGATAGAGATTATTATAATCCTGACATGAAGTAGAAGTTACTCCTGAAATTTGAACTACATCACCAACATTATTATAGATTTTCGATACTGTAAGAACTGCTTGAGTAAATGGAGCAAAGGTTGAGATACCAGATACAGTTAGTGTATTACCAATTCCATAGGCACTACCACCATCCATTATCTTTACATCAGTGATAGTTCCAGAGGCATCAACAGTAATCTTTGCCGTTGCATGACTACCAACAGTAGAAGCACCAAATCCCACAAGACTTGTATTATAAAAATTTGTTGCAGTACTAGTGCCTATACCCAATCCACCATTGGTGATAGTAACTCTTGTGATACGATTCAGTCCGTGGTCTATTGTTGTATGAATGTCGTGTGAAGTGGATGATGTAGACCGAATATCAGTGAGTCCAACACCAATCTGACTATCATTAAATACTTTGTGAATTGTTTCTTTGGTTAAACTCTTACGAACATTATTAACTACAACTTCTCCGATGAGTGAAGAAGACGCAAAAGATTGTGCTTTTTCTGGGTCTGCTTCTGGATTATCACGGTTGATTTGAGGGAAAAGTTCTTTGACTGATTGTGAAAACTTTTCTGCTGTAAATGGAGCAATACTTGGAGAGTTTGATGCATTCGTGAGAGTTAAGTAATAAACTCCATCTTGTTCTCCATTAATATATTTTTGTACTTCTTGACTTCTAAAAATAACATAAGTATTATTAAACTTCTTTCTTTTAAAGTATGGAAGTGCTGTTGTTCTTAAAGTCGTATCATTCGTAAATGTACCAGGATCGGTAGTTCTTGCATAAGTAAAAGTCTTAGAATTAGGAATAGCAATAACATTATAAGTTCCATTAAATCCAGTAAATGTTGTTGCAGTTCCAGTGGTATTATTGGTGCTCTTAACTTGTAGAATCTCAACTTGAGATCCAATTGAAAGATTATGAGTAAGTTCTGTTGTAATTGTTGCAACATTAGAACTCCAATTTGCATTTGCAATAAACTTAAAGTTTCTTTGTTGAGTTACATTTGCAATTGACCCACTTCCAAAATAAGTTTGTATTTCAGTATCAGTAGGTCCAATAGATGTATTAGATTCCTGAATAATAAATCCATCACTTGGTGGCTTAGCAATCGAACCATCTTTAGGAAGAACATAACGAACACGATAGATTGTATCAATTACATTACGATTATCTACAAGACGACTAATATAAGTTCTCGGAGTCGCAGCACCTAAAGAAGTGGTTCCGAGACCTACAATAGTTGAGTAGATTGTATTTTCAGTAGATGCTGTTGCAACATTAATATACCATTTACTTTGTGTAGTATCAAACTGAATTGGATGTCCGACTTCTCCGGGATTTTTATCTGATACACGGCTTACAATACTTAATATTCCACCTTTATTATTAACAGTTAATGCAGATGCATTAATTGCATCATTTTGTCTTTGTGCAATTTTAACCTGATTTGTTCCAACTCCTGCAGTAATTGCATAATAAACATTATTAGGAATTAATCCGTCTGGAAGTTGTCCAGTATCACTTAAAACACGAATACTCTCACCTGATTCAAAGGTATGTGGAGCAGTTAAAGTAAAGGTATTCGAGGTAATACTATTAATTCCTCCAACAGATCTATTAACTGTGAAAATCTTTTCAGAACTGGTCTGCGAATTCGGCATTACAATTCTTGCACTATAAGAAGATGCTGTTCCACCAACTGATATAAATGCATTCAGAGTATCATTCTTTTTTGCACCAACACGATAACCTTCCAGAACATTTTGAGGGGGAACGTCAGGATTGGTTTGGGAATAAAGATAAAGATGTCCCGTGGATGCAACACCGACAACAGTTGTACTTACGTCAATTGCATTAAACTCAATTGTTTTTTCAGTTTTTGAGAATTCTTTTGGTGGAATAGTGTGTGTAATGTACCCCCTATCGTCTTGTGGGAATGCATTTTTTCTAAATCCTTCTGCAACCAGTGCTTTTGCACCAAAGTTAGAGTTAGAGTTAGTGATGGACATATCTCCACCACTTTCAACAATAAATTGATCTGCATAACCAATCGCAAATACTGATACTGCTTGAATGAATGAGTCATTAATGACTTTAAGGTGAAAGTTGCGATACGTTGGCTTAAAGATTGCTCTTGAATTATTGCTTAAAGTTTCATTCCCGGTAACAGTGCTATCTTGATAAATTCCAGAGGTTTTATCATAAATTACAAATGCATTATCATCTTTTTGCAGACCAATTCCGGTGAACTGTGCAACAACCATTGACTTAAATCCAGTTGCCTTGCTTCCATCTGCAAGTAATCCACACATACCAAAAACAGAACGCAGAGATATGTTAAAGATGTATGGTGATGCAGAAGTAACGGTATCTGACTGAAGTGTTAAGACAGCATTTGGAACTGTAGGAAGTGGGTTTACTGGTGCATTTTGTACTTGATATGCAATTTGAGTATCACTTAATTTTTCAGTTACAACAAACTGACCATTATATCCAGGTGCAGTAACGCCACTAATTCTAAATGGAGTATCAACATCTAAACCAGGAACCGCAGATGTAGTTGTAACTGTAATAATTTTTGTAGAAACAGCACCATCTCCAGCACGAATACTTGTAATTCCTGAAACTTCTCCTGTAGATCCTACAATTCGGAACTCATCAATTTTTGGTTGAATATCAAGACTAGAACTTGGATAATCAGGTGAAATTTGACGACCTGATGATTGTCCATATGCAAGACCAACCTTCTCATAATACATCTCAAGATCTGTACGATCTGTAGAGTAAGTTTGGAAAGTATCAGCAATACGTACATCATTTACACCATCAGCATACTCAAAACAAGTAAGTTTATGATGTGAGAAGTTAGGAACAAATTGATTGTTTGTATAATCAACAAAGCAGGTTCCATTTGGATCTGCATCAAAAAGTGAGAACTGCCAAATATAACACCCACCAGTGACTCTAAAGATACAAGATCTTTCAATATTATCATTATCTGGTTTTGGTACATATAAAGGTCTTATTTTTGTCTTTCTTAAATCAAGACCAACAATAGAAGTACCACGAGGAATAATAACTCCACCGTGAATACTATTCAGTTTATAAAGTTGATTATTCGGATCTAGTAAATCAAAACTTGTAGTTAAATCAAATGGAGCATAGTCATTACTTGTTACTCCACTACGAAGTCTATAATTATTTGCACCGTCCGGAATCCAACCAGGACGATTATCAATAATGTGCTCTCCAGGATATAGAAGAATTGTTGTTTTTCCAAATCTGTCGTTATTTAATCCTTGCTGATAAGAAAATCTTGCTGATTCTATAAGAGCACGTTGAATTGTCCTGAAAGGACGTGTTAATGAACTTCCTACGTTCTGAACAGAGTCCGTTGCATCAAGACTGTTAGGATCTACATAAATGATGTTTCCACGAATTGATTTAAGAAAATTATCAAGACGACTTAATCCCATTTTATTAAAACTAATGATTCCGTTATAGATTATTTATCACATAACAAAACCCCCTGAGGAGATTTAAGGTTAATATTAAATTAATGATTTACTGATAAGATATTCAACAGTATTTGCTACATCATTTATTGCATCACGAAGATTTTCACTTTGACCTGATCCCATATCAAAAGTAATTGGATCTGTAATAGTCCATCTCCATTGCTTCATATCTTTGTTATGCCAGATATTTATGATCATTTTTATACCAAAAGGTATTGAGTGTAAATTTTTGCCGGGATTTTTTGCTCCCTAAAATGGAATTTAAAATGGATTTGCGTATGAGAGAGTTTTTTCATCTACAGTTGCACGAACCAACTCTAATACATTCATAAATTGCTCTACGGTTTCACAGAACACTTGCTTCTCATTACCCTCATTGGAGTAGAGATACACTGTTCGATTAAGAGGATCGACCACACATCTGGTCAGGAACTCGTCTTGCATTCGGTTTGTTTTTTGGACACTAATGCATTATAGGGCATTTGGAGGGTGGTGTCAAGAACAAATTAAGTGGTGTAAGGATTAAAGGCGGGATTCTTCAAAGCATTTATTCCCATATCAAGTCTAACATTTTGTGAATTTAATGATATTATTTCAACTTTATTTCTATATCTTCTTACATGATAAGGAAGTCTTTCTTCTTTAAGGAAATTAACTGGTTCTATTAAGGGAATAACTTTAAGTCTCAACGATTCAATCTGAGATTGTTTTTCTACAATTTGATCTACAAACTCGGCACACAATTCACCACTATCACTACCTATACCTACATTGTAGAAAATAGATCCAATTCCAGCAGTTGGATCATTTGGAACATATTTTGAAAGTGTTCCGTACCCAACATTTTCATTTGATAATACATTGATTATTACATTAAATGCAGTTTCTTCACCATCAGAATTATAATCATAGTGATCAGGAACAATATAATCCTCTTGATTTAGATTAAAACTCAAATTATATGCTACATCTTTGAACATCGTAGTTATTCCTACTGTAGTCCCACATCCAACATTATAAGCATTTGTGTGAAGAACTACAATATCAGATTTAAGAGCATTAATATTAGACACTAATCGAACTATTTCTCTATCAAATCCTTCACAAGATGGTGTCCAATACTCAATAATAGGATCAATTTCGATTAGATCATCAATAAGATCTTGTATTGAACTTTCGTTTCCTTTGATAGTATCTTCAAATAACTCTATTAACTTTTCTCTTTTATCTTCATTAGTACTTGCCATTTATTTTCCGTTATAATTCTTTATCTAGTTATAGTATTATTATTTCTATTAGCATATTGAAGATCTTTGCTATCTGTATCTGGATAATCCTCATAGGTTTCTCCTTCATATTCTACTATAAGTGGATTACAATCTTTTCTTTCAGCATAGACATGATAATAACAATCAATAGGCATTCCTCCTTTTGCTTGTAAGTATATTTTTTTCTCATCAATTCTTTTGACAATAATGTCTTGATGAGCACCAATAGGTTGTAACTGAACACTAATACTATTAGTATGAACCAAATCTTTCCAATACCAAGGCATTTCTATTTCAGTTCTATTTGTAAGTCTGCCTCTAAAATAAACTCCAACTTCTGGTCCTTCAATACAAGCATAAGTAAGACGATGCCCCTTTCCTTTTGATGGGTGTTCCATGTCAAATTTTTTCGGTCTTGCATCTGCCTGTCTAAATCTAGCTGCTAATTTACCTTTATTTCCACAATCAACCTTACCAGTAACAAAAACATCACCATCAACATAAAGAGCATTGATTCCTGATCCTCTTTTGATGCGTACAGCATTTGCTGTTCCATTATCTCCTTCAATGGATACATTTCCTTTTACAAAAAGAGATCTATCTGGAATTTTTTGACAATCTTGATTAGAAGTTCTGCCAACCATTAATGTGGCCTCAGCAGATCCATAAGCACCAGCTTTCCCCACTTGCATTGGTGCCTCTACAAACATTGATCCTCGGATTTTTTTATCTCCGACTCCAAGTGCTGCTGGTTGTCCTGCACCACACATTGTTTGTCCACCACAGGCAACATCGTCTAATAAAAATGACATAAGTCTTCTCCTTTACTTTGGTTGTTGTTTATCACGAAATTTCTTACCAGCAACTTTTGAGTCTTTCTTTGCAACAGCATCAGTGATTCCACGAATACATGAGGAATAAATTGTCATAGCACTATTTGCAACTATTTCTGCTTTACCTGCCGTTGCAAGTTTATACATTGCCTTTGCATTAATAAGAATTTTATTATCTGCATCAAGTTCAATATTTTCATTTGCCTTCATTCTAATATTGCCCTTACTGTTCCCCTCACCTACTGCGACTAGTTCTATATCAGTTCCTTGTAATCTTATTTTACCATTAGATGCAATAATATCTATATTACCATTTATAGAATTAATGAATAGAGTATCTTCTGCTTCTTTTCTCTCCTCTCCTGACTGAATTGAAATTCTTCCAGGTGCAGTAACTTGAGAGCATCCTTTTCTTGGACCATCCTTATCTAAAAGGATTCCATGTCTTCCGTCGGATGCTTGAAGTTGTACATCAGAAGTGACTGAACCATCAGAAGCAACGTGCCCAAAGGAAAGTGATCCGTGATCGTTTCCTTGACGAGTTCCAGTATAGTTCTGTTTAGCACCAGCACTATTTCTACTTGGATTTCTATTTTGTGGGGTTATTCCGGACATATAATTACTTATAAGGGTGTGTACATTTCAATTGTTGGATATTCAGTAAATCCAAAACCAGGGTTAATAATAGCAACCCTGATTACTCTTCCGAAAGATCCAAAAATCGGTTCAAGAATAGCACCATTACTTGGAGTTATTCGAATTTTATCAGTTACATTATAATTGATTCCTGGGTCTTCTACAAGGACATATTTTAATCTCAAGGCTACTGGGTAGGTTGAGGTTTGGACTGGATCTGGAACAAATGATGGTGGGAAATAATCTCCATCACCAACAATACTGGTACTACTTAATGTTGACTGAACTGTTCCCGGAATATTTAGTAGTGGATCATTACTTCTTATATCAGTACCTTGTCTTAATATTGCAGAAGGTGGAGTAATAATCTGTGCAAGAATACTTTCTCTTAAAGTATCATATACTATTACTGGTTCCCCAACAGTTTCATAGAAACCTGCATAACGAATACCTCTATCATAATAAACAGAACCATAGTAAGGTCTTCCATTTACATATCCAGTCTGCTTAAGACCCACAAGATCAGTTACTTGCAAAAGTTTTTGAGGGTCTGGTGTGATTGCGTCTCTTATAACTTCAAATTGTGGTATAAATCGTGCATTAACACCTGTTGGTGGTCCAGAAGGTGGAATTATTGTGATGAGGGTAGGAGTACCATCACCAAGATCACCACCAGGATCACGAGGATCACTAAGATCACGAGGATCACCACCAGAATCACGAGGATCACCACCAGAATCACGAGGATCACGAGGATCACCACCAGGATCACGAGGATCACCACCAGGATCACGAGGATCACCACCAGGATCAGTTCTACCAATACCAATAAAAGTACCAGAACCTGTGGACCCTATTCCTGGTCTTGGACGATTACCACCACTGGTTATAATTATCTCTGTTACTACACCTTTACCCCTAATAAGTCTAGGGCAGGGAGGAGGAATTAGAATCGCACCAACACCTACAGGATTATCTCTCCAAGATTCTTCTTGTATAGTACCCTCACGAAGAATGGTCTCTGAATAATTTCTTGTTATTTCTACAGAAGTGACCACAGGATTTTCTCTAAATCCGGTATTTGGAAAACTAAGGTTTGAAAGTTCTAATTGTAAAGTCCTTCTTCCTTTTGTTGCATTAAACGAGGATTGTTTAAAATTCTCTCCATCGGCATTTAGATCATGTCTTCCCACCTCTACTCCATCAACTCGAATAATTACTAAGTCATCTGCTAGTGCAGTTAGATTGTATTTACCATCTTCGGGGAAATCAACATTTTTCCAAGTCATAATCCAAGTTTTTCCTTGAATTTCATCTGTTGGAGTCAAAGTGTTTTGAATAAGTGGAGAAATGAAACCAGGAACATAACTTGTAAGAGTAGGACCTTCATAAGTCACACCATCGTTAGCAGTTCCACCAGTTAATCCTCCGATTATTGTAGTTTTTGCTGTTTCAGCAGCAACCTGCCAGTCTAATGTTCTAAAAATCTTTTGAGAGTGGGAGGTTGTGTCAAATATTCCTGCTGTTGTTGTAGTGTTATTTTTAATATCAATTCTAATATTATGAAGACCTTTTTCAAGTTCTATTTTTTTGCTACGTTCTCCAGTAGTTCTAGTTTTTATTGGTGGTGTGATTGTATACCCATTTATTTCCACACCATCCACGTAAATTGTAGTAGTATCATCTAAATCATTTTCTGTTACAAGTTTATAAAACCCCCTATAAGGAATTTCAATATCCCAAGAGGTTGATTGTTGATTTCCTCCTTGACCACTACCGGGAGTTTCTAATGGTTTAAATGGTGAGATTGCATAACGATTTAAGAAATTACTCCATGGATCGGTAGTAACAATATTTGTTTCTTCTTTTGTGGTTGGTGGAGTGGAAGAACTTTCTAAAACATAAACAATCTCACTTGTTAATATTGTTGCTGGTGTTATTGGTGGTGCTAGTGTTATTGATGCTGGTGTTATTGGTGCTACTGTAGGAGCATAAAATGCAATACCCTCACTTTGAAAACCCTGGCCAGGTAATGCTGATATTTCATTTATATCTGTAGTATAAAAATGTTCCCCTGGAATTGGTCCAAGACCTCCAGGATCTCCAGGGGGATTATAAAATCTAAAAACTTCAATTCGATCTGGTCCTGGTTGTGAATATACATAACCAACAATCCCTTCAAAGGAATATCCACTTCTTATTGCAGAACTTTTTTCAGTATCACTAATTGTATATAAATGATCTCCACCAGAAAATAGACGATAAAGTGGTACTATTCCTTCAACATCTATAGTTTCTCCAAACATTTTCCACCCAATTCCTTCAAGTTTCAAAAGATTAAAATCTATGAATTCTTTTGCTGGATTAGTAGTAAAAAAGTGTGTTGCACCTGCTTCTCCACTAAAGTCTTTAGTAAAATACCTAAGCATATCAATCAATACTATAGGGGATGCAAGTGCTGGTACTTCTCTTGGTAATTCTTTTGTATTAAGTGTTTTAAAGATACCCCCTCCAGGTGGAAGAATTACTTCAATTTCATTGTTATAATTTCTATACTTAGATCCCTGTCTTACAACACCAGCATCTTCTTTTTTTCTGATTGTAGCTGCCCAAGCAACATGAAACTCTGACATAAAATAAATGGTGTTTAGTCCTTCATTTAATTTAATTGTTATTTTAGTTGTTTCTTTTTGGTTTTCAAATAAAGTAACTTTTGTAGGGCCTGCAACAGGAACAATTCTGTCCTGCATCTCACTGATTGGATCTAATCTATATACCACACCAGTTCCCACGTTTCGTGTGCTAAAAATTGCCTCCCGGTTGATAGCAATTCTAAATGAATTTCCTGGGGGGGTTACTTTTTTAGCATCCAAATAAGTATAATAAGTTCGTAGTTCTAAGTTTCCTACACTTACTTCCAGTTCATATTCTCCAGCATAGGGAGCATTAATGTACCTCCCCAAGAACCCACCAGACATAAAAATCAGAGGACCCCTATCATCAGGAACTTTAACTGCATATCGTTTTAAGAAAGAGTTCCACTGAGGTTCTGGTGTATAATCAGTCGGATCTGTGGATTTAGTACTATCATAACCATCAATTGGAAGTAATATTCCTTGTGATACAACATTAATATTTTTAATACCAATTCCATTTGTTCTTGTGTCCCATATTAACGTCCCAGATGAGGTGTCAGTGTAGGTTTCAGTATCACTGGTGCCTTCAGATAATGTAGATGCATAAATTTTAGTTGATTCTTTCTTTTCATCTGGTTCAATAAGTCCTTGTATTAATTTTTGTTGGATCTCTTTACTTACATGATTTGCTACAACGTTATAAATTACATTTTTTCTTACTTGTTGCGGATTAATTATTATTTTTTTATTTTCCGAAAACCCATTGATAGTAAATGAATCTAGTTTATCAGTAGAAGTAAAGGTGAATGAAAAATCACTGGGACTTGTGGAACCTGGTGCTGCTTTTATAGTGGCAGCTTTGCGTAGTATAGGATCACGCGATGTTCTAATAATTTCACCTTTAAAGTTTTTTAATATCCAATATCCACCAGAAGGCCCACCGAGGTTTGTGATCACCATTTTAATTTCATAGACTCCATTTTCGAGAGTCATTGACTTACTTATATTGTTAGTCCGAAAATGCGATTGTACATCTCCGGTCAACTCTTCCGTAATAAAATCTTGTGATCCTGCTGATAATGTAAGTTTGATTTCATTATCCGCACCATATTCAAAGTTATAGGTGTCTGCTAGAAGATCAACCGTATGGGTTATATCAAATTTCTCTCTAACAGGCACCCAATCCCCATTACCCCCAGCAGATGCTCCGGGAAGTGGTGGAGCACTTGCATATGTGTTCATTTCACCGGACCAAATTCCTATAAGATTGACAGGAACCCATGAGTTTCGTATTTCTGATAATAATTCATCTGGTGGTGCTGCTGCTGTAGTATTACCATAAACATTAAATCCAACTTCTTCGGTTTCTGAAACTGAAGTTGTTTCTATAGATGGTGCTGCTGCAACTTCAATTATTTTTTCAATTTTTTCTCCAAAATAATTTACAGGATACCAATATTGTCTTGGAGGAATTGTAGAAAATCTTGTTGTCCAAATTGGATTATCGGGGCATCTACCTTCTTGTTTTGGTATAGGTTCTTTGGGAATTGTTGGTTCTGGTGCATCAATTGTGAGTGCAACACCCATTGGATTATCGTACCAAGATGGTGGTTTTATTCTTGTGATTGTTGTGCTGCCTGGTGTGGTGTCTACTGTTGATAAAAGTATGGTTGTTGTGGGTGGTGATGGTAGTATTAATGAAGAATGAAGTCTAAATTGCATACCATCTTGTCCACGGGGCTCAGATGTAGTTAAAACTCCTCCTCCTCCACCACCACCACCACCGGCAACAATAATATAAGTCTTGAGAAAAGCATCGTAAACCGCAGTAGCACCACCACCACCACCACCACTAGATCCTGCTATTGATTCACCACCATCACCACCGGAAGCAACATCACTTACTCCCCCTGCTCCACCAGCAATTGCTGCGATACCTCTTGGTGTGGATACTACTTTACCATATATACCCGCATTTCCTTTCTTACCAATTTTAAGGTCTAATGATTTTGCTCCATCTGAAAGAGTAAATGTTCCCATTCTACCTAAACCACCGGTCTCATCATTACCTGCATTGGTTCCTCCGTTACCGCCACGAGCAGCCGCAACTGTAACTTTAATATTTGTTGCTCCTGGTGGTATTGTTACACCAACATTTTCTTCATAAGTTTTATTAAATGATCCTTCCAGTGTTGTATATTCAATCGTAACATATCCATTATCTAATTTATTTGTGATGTCAGGTGATTGAAGTGTTGCTATTGTTTTTTCATATTTTGATTTACCACCGTATCCCCCTCTGGCCGCTACACCAGTGAGAGCTCGCGATTGTCCATAACGAGAAGAAAGTCCAGTTACTCCCGCATAGGACCCTCCAGATCCTCCAGGAGCGCCACCACCACCACCACCAGAACCACCACCACCAGCCTCACCAGATCGGGCACCTCCCGCAAAGTCAAAACCTTTCTTACCCGCACTAATAGGAATAGGTTTAATACGTTGTCCTGCTGGTCCAGCAATGCCCGATGATGCTACTGCTTCTATATTAGTTGGAGTAGTTGGGGCATTAAATAACTCAATCCTAATAGTATGAGGTCCTCTTGTAATGGTTTTCTTTATTTCCCCAAATCCACCATCCTCTCCTATTTTTTCTCCATCAACAAAATTCTTATCAAAAATACCTAGTGGACTAGGATGTTTTTTGATGTCAGCAATTTTTTCATTATCAATATATAACACTGCCTCATTATCACACAATCCTCTAAATGTATACTCACCATCTGTTGGAAAATCTTCGTTCCACAAAAACGTAAAATCTTTATCAGAATAGTCAGTACCCTTTACATTTGACGGAGAGACTGGTGAGATTGCATATGTGTTCATAAAGGAAGTAAGATCTACTTCTTCTTTAGGTGGTACTAGCACCGGATCAGGTTGCGTTGTTGGAGATCCTGTTAAAACATAAGTAATCTTACTTATTGATATTGTTTCTGGTGTTATTGGTGATGTTGGTTCTCCAACAACAAAAGAGCATTTATTATCCTTAATATTAAAGAATTTTCCTTTATCAATATTAATAGAAGCATCAAGAGTACCAATTCCAGCATCTTCATATTCAATAAAAGAATCATTTCTTAGTATTATAGTGCCGCCAGGACTTCCATTATTAAAAAATTCTACCTCATATACTTTTCCACTTTCACAATTTTTTGTTATATTTTGATCGATTCCAGTTTTGCTTGGTTTAAATATATCAATGCCAAGTTCAGTTATTTTATAATTATGAGTATTAGAAGCATCCTGCTTTCCAAAAAATTTAAAGTTAACATCAATAATAGTAGATGATGCTGGTGCAGGAATTTCTCTTGGCAATTCTCTTGTATTAATAGACTCAAATATACCTCCTCCAGGTGAAAGAGTTACTTGTGCATCATTATCACTACCACTACCAAGTACATCAACGAAAATTTTACTTGATTGCTTCTTCTCATTTGGTTCAATAAGTCCTTGTTTTAATAACAAGTTGCCTTTATGATTTGCATTAACCGTATAAATTACATTTTTTCGAATTTTTTGTTTCTGAATATTTTGTAAAGACTCAAGAGTAAATGTATCTCCCGAATTATCAGTAGCAGTAAAAGTGAATGAAAGGTCAGTGGGACTTGGTGTTGATGTTGATGTAGTGATTGGTTGAGTGATTCTTCTAAAAAATCCACCTGAAGTTGTGAGAGTAAAAGAAGTAACTCCTTCATATTTAATGGGAGTATAGTTATTATTATCAGCATCTTCTGGTCTAAACTTATCAACTAGTGCAAAGGCATTCACGGATTCTTGAAGTAATGCACCCATGAATCCACCCCCTTCTCCTTCTGCACCTCTACCAGTCAAACGTTGAATATGAGTTATATACGGAATCCAGGATTGGTTTGATCCATAAAATGCAGTATTTTGATTCAGTTCAACATTAGCATCATTAACCATTCCAGCAGCCATTCCAATAAAAAGATCGGATTGTTTATACTCTGGATTTGGAACAATCGTAATCGGACCATAAAGTCTTCCTCCCTTTAGAAATACTTCTCCTGCAAAATCACCACCCAAAGGTCTTGCTCCAGGACCTACGGTTTTTGCTTTGCCATCAGGACCCCAGGAAACAATACCAACCTCAGGAATATTAAGTGATGGTCCAACAGTAAATAATGCTCCAAAATTACAATAAACTTCTTCATCGGCACGATATTGTGTTAAATCAAGGTAAATTCCAGGGGCACTTGTAAAATGTCGTAAGGTTGGTGCTGATACAGATGCTATAGTAAATGAAACTTCTTCGGTTTCTGAAATTGTTGATGGTGGTAGTGCTCCGACTGGTGGTGATAATTCTTTTAGTTTTCCTCCCCAACTCCAATGAGTAACATCATATTTTAAAGGAATAATTGGTAAATCATCACAAGTAATTGATACTGATTTTGCAGTTCTTGTAGTCCAAAAAGGATTTCTTGATATTCTTCTTACGATATCTTGATAGACTTTAATTTCATCAAGAATTGGATCTGGTCCTGGGTTCATATAATTTTTGGGATCCCAGTCTCCTACATCTATTCCATTAATGCTCCAGGTTTTTCCATATGGAGGATCAGGTTCACAAATTTCATACTCCTCAAAATCTGCTTCATTATCATAAGACTCTGTTGTCTGTGTAACTCCACCAATAATTGAAAGAAACGTTGCACCAACTGTATAATTGCAATGATCTCTAGCAGTAACAAGTGGTGGATATTTATACCCATTACCACCACGAATAATATCTACTGCAAGAATACTATTATCATTACCAATAACAGGGTTTGCAGCAGCACCAATTCCACCACCACCAAAAATTTGAATAGTTGGATCACCACATTCTTTCTTTTGACTAGCTCCCCCACACTCATCCTTTGGTACAGAAAAAACCTCAACGGGATCTAACTTATTAACCTCACTAATACTTAAATATTTAACTGTTTGATTATTATCTTTAATAATAAAAGTTGTTCCAGGGTCGTTTTTAGCATATTCATTTGCTTCACAGATTGAAACATCCTCAACATATCCTAGAATAGGATCAATATAACCTACTTTAATATTATCTTTTGTTGCTGGTCCAAACAGATTAAAAGTAGTAGTTTTAGTTATGGTTTTGCCGGAAGAATCTGCACTAACTTCCGTAGTACTGAATGTGTTTCTACTACTTGGTGTACTGCCACTACTAGATTGTCCTCCCGAATATGTCATAGTTAACTTCTATATTTTACTTTCATCTTAGTAATGGTATTTATTAGAAAAGATTTAAAGTTGTAAAGTATTACGAATAGCATCTTTTTCAGCTTTTATTATTGCTTGGCCTTGAGGATCTTTTTCTCCTACCTTTAAATCTGGAGTATTCTTTGCTGGAGTTGCATAAGGTACTGGTGGTTCATTCTTTAGGTTGGCGCCCGAGTTTTCTATAGCTTCCCGATTAACTTGAGCAGGTCTTGGTTCTTGCGGTTCTTCTGCAGCACCAGAACCTTCTTGTAAAGTATAAAAATCTGATGCAGCACAATTTGGTTTTACGTCGCATCCAAAAATATCAAAAGTAATATTTTCAAAAGAAAGTGCTGATATAAGATTTAAACTAATATTGGGTATGTCTATACCATCAAAATCAGGTATAGTTGGTATAGTTGGTATAGTTGGTATAATGCTATCAGTACTACTAGGAATAGTAGATATGTCTATCTCACCTATATCAGATGTAAATCCTTTCGGTTGTGCTGCCCGAATATCACTCACAAATATCTTTATTGATTTAATTATATTTTCAGCAGTTTCTTTAATCTCTGGTTCATTTACTGCGATCAGCAATCCAGTCAATCTCTCAACAGAACAAATTGGAGGAAGAGGTGCATTACCCTCTGATGAAAGACCACCAGAACCAGTACCATCAGAACCAGTACCACCAGAACCAGTACCATCAGAACCAGTACCATCAGAACCAGTACCATCGGAAAATCCACTTGAGGGATTACATACGTCTATTTCATCTGTTAGGGCACTTAACATTTGAGGACCTAAACCACCACTAATTTTACTGAAAAGACATTTAATTAATTCATTAATTTCTATCTTCATATCAAGAAATTGAAATCTCTGATTTGGAAACAACTTATCAGCTAAAGGACCAATTGCCTCATTAATTTTCTTTAACATATATTCCATAATTTTATTAAAAATAATCTTCATATACTTTGCAAGTATGAGTGCAAATCTTTCCAGTAAAGATTGTATTCTATTAGTAACCCCTGGTGCTGCACCAGGAGAGTTAGTTGGACAAATAGTTGGATGTGGATCTGTAAGAAGATTACCAGAAATACCACCTACGATAGAATTAAGTTGAAGTGGATTTGGGGAACTTGGAATACTAGCAAGTGGTGAAATAACTTCAGAAACTGCATCTATATACTCCTGAGTTGATTGTAAAATCTTATCAATTTCTTTAGTAAGATTTTCAATTTCCGTCTGCATTGCTTTCATTGCAGATCCAGGAAGATCGCAAGGACTTAACATTACAGTTTTTTTGAGATATAAATCTAATCTTTTTACGTCAGCAGCACTTTGTTGGTGAAAAGAATCAGCACTTTCTTTAGTTGCTCCTTGCCCCTGTGTAGTTGCTTTGTCGTCATCAGGAACTTTAATATTTGGATCTTTAGTTCCAATAGCAGGTTCTGCATGACCACTTACTGCAAGACTTCCTGGTGATGCATTAGTTACCTTTCCATCACCAATTTTTGTTGCAAGTGGGGTCTGTGCATTATTACCAAGCACTCCCATAATCACAGGAACTTGTTGCTCTTGACCATCTAAGAAGAAACCAAATACCATATTCCCCTGACGGAGATTTGGTGTTTGACCTGAAGACCCCTGACCACCACCAGCAGTCACAGGATACATCACCTGTGCCCAAGGAAGTTCCTTTGATTTTATTTCAGATTCTCCTTGATCGTGAAGACCTATAATGCGAACCTTATATCTTCTACCCCACCCAGGAATTTGATCAGGACTTTCAAACTTTGCAGGTGCTATATTATCGCGCCAAGTTGAATCGGCAGCAATTTGTCCGATCCACCAGTTAAAACTAGCACCAAGAAAACCTGAATTAAAGAGAGATCCACCTTCCATTAATTATTAAACCTCACATATCTTATATTGGTTTGTCATAATGGTATCTTGCCAGAGGTATGACTGCCTGTTCTACCCACAGAATCTCTCACTAAAATTAGTTTTGTGTAGGTTTCTTTTGGTGAAATATAGTGGCATAAATCTGCTATAATATATAGACCACCATCTTGCTTGTCCACTTCATCACTTTTTTTTGTATCTAGAGGTGGAGCATCCATAAAAATAGCATCTCCTGCATGTAAAGAAAAATCTCCGGGTATTGTAACTTCTGATTTAGATGTAAATAACTGATTATACCTCATAGTAGATTGATTCAAAATATCTTTTGGTTCAAAGTTTTCTTTCGTAGAGTTTTTAATTTGTTCTTTTGTATCTCCTGTAGGTAGTGTTCCTTTATCAAGAAGCATATATTGAGTTCTTGTAAACTCTTTATTTGCTCCTTCTCTATTAAACTCTGGATTTAGAACTGGCAATTCTTTACCAGCAGTTTTAATACCATCTTTCTTTTCAATTGCTTTTGCATTTGGAGTAATCACTTCATAATAACAATTGAATGGATCAAACAAAATTGTTCTTGTAGAGAATGCCCCCATTTTAAGTTTCTCTTGCACATCTACACTATTATCTTTTGAATAATCAAGTGCTTTTATATCGTATCCTGCAGGAATATTAGCACCTCCCGAATCTGGAGTTTGGTTAAAGATAATAGATTTTTTCTTTTCTTGTGCGAAGAGAGAGTCTATTGACTTAAACTTAAATCCTTCTGATGTCTCAAAGAAAAGAAATCCAGCAGAATTTCCTTTTGCATCCGGTAGATCTGGAACTGCTTTTTTAGATAACCAGTTCATTGCATAGTAAGGTTTTCTATTATTTCCAATAAAATTATAGTTATTAGAAGTGCTTTCTATATCAACTTTTTTTTCTGTTCCCAAATAATTTTTATCTGTTAATATTTTTTTAATGGACTCTGATATTTTTCCATCAAACCTTGTATTCAATCTTACCTTTTCATTCATAATATACTCTTTAGATGCAAGATTTATTTGAACCATAGATTTATTTGTCTCATTTACAAGAGGAGTGACTTTGTTTACATACAAAACTAAATCTAAAGTTTTCTTATTATTATCCGTAAACTTAAGTAAAATTTTTTCTTGTCCAACCAACGGCAATCCTTCAATCACATTTTTACCACCAAATGCATTTCCAGTATCTACATAAGTTATAGTTGCTCTTACAGAATCTTGTAGAATGCTTTCATAATACATCAATAAATTAACGCCATCAGCAATAGGTTGATTTCTTTGATTTTTATTAGAAACAACATCAATCTTCTCAATAAAAGACGATCCCGATGCCCTTGATGTTATCTGATTTGCCATATGCTATTACCTCTTATTTCTATTTAACCACCCTGATATAAGGTGCTAAATGGATCATCACCACCACCACCATATGCGATTAACATTCCTTCGCCACCACCACCACCATCACTATCATAATCATCAGGAGCACTTGGACGTGGGATAACGATTGTTTGGGGGGACATTGTATCATAAGGAGCATACTGACTAATTGCGGCCATTACACCTTTATATCCTTTTGCTTGGTTGATAGCGAGCAGCATATCTTTTGCGTAAGGATAACTATCAGCATCAATAACTCCCTCTTCTCCATCTTCTCCCAACATTGCAAGGTGAGGTTTCCCCAATGTTTCTCCACCTTTTTGATAAGCAGCGTGAACGTGATGTGAATGAAGTGCATTTGGTGCTGATTCATATTTTCCAAATCCTCTGAAGGCAGGAGATCCGTGTATCACTTCAACGGGTTTTACATTGTTTTTTTTATTCCACTCTATCATTGCTTTTATAATAGGTGCTTGCTCATCTTTTCCTCCCGACTGTGGGTGTGCAGGTCCATATCCACCCAAATCAATTGCTCTCCCCTCGTTGTGATATGATTGATAAGATCTTCTTGACCAACCTGGATGTTTTGGATGTTGATGAACCTCTCCTGTTGGTATTTTCACTTGCTTCATATAATCTCCAAGATCTCCAGCAATTTTAGAACCACCAGATCCATATCCTGTACCAAGTGGCATAGAACCACCACTGGATGCCATATAAGTTCCAGCACCTTCTGTTGCTTTTCCTTGTCCAAGAACAAGTTTATCATATATTGGTTTAGACTTATTATATCTTTCCATTATTTTTGCTTCTGTTTTATGTCCTTCAGGAACTTCATATTGTTGCATAAAAATAGTTGATGCAGTTTTTACATCTTTTGCTTGTTTTATTTGACTCAAAACCTGACCATATGCGCCTTTAAATTCTTTAAGAAAAAACTGATACTCAATATCCATTGAGAGTGGTTTGCTTAAATCCGCACCTCTAGATTTTGCATAATCAGCAAGAGCTTGTTGTCTTCCTCTACTAGTCCATTGAACAATTCCATATCCAGTTACATCATCAACTTTAAGCACCCCTTTAGTTCCAGGTAGTGTATTTTGAGGTCTTGCATTCTCAACTCCAGATTCAGCGTCCATATTTCCAACAATACCTGCAGCCTGATCTGCTGTTAAACCCAAATCTCTCATCAAGTTTCTAGCCATTGTAAGTTTATCTCCACTTGTTCCAGATGGTCCAGCCTCAAAATCACCATCACCACCAGCATCACCATCACCATCACCATCTCCAGAACTATCATCTTGTTCTGCCTTTTTCTTATTCATATTTTCTTTAATCAATCTCATAGTTTTTTGAGCACCAGTTTCTATTTCTCCCCGAAAAACATTTGATACCCAACTACTAATATCACCACCAGTTTCTATTGCAGATAAAACATCAGGATCAACAAGTCCACCCTCAGCAAATGCAGGAATAATACCACCCTTTAATTGTCCATCCTGAACACCCTTAGCAATTAAAAGATTTAAACCAAGTCCAACATTTTTATAATCCATTTGATCTGGTTTTTGTCCCAGAATCATTTTAGATGTGATAGCAAGAATTGGACCAAAGTAATCAGTCTTTCCTAAATCTTCTCCTACAGTTTTAATAACATTAAACGGGTTAACAGTATCAATTACTTTTGCTGCTGCTTTAAGGGGGTTTGGAAATATTCCAAATATTTTATCTTCTCCACCAACATCAGCACCCGGTTTAATCTGAACTTGACTGGGTTTTTGTGCTATCGTTCTTTTATATACTTGTTTTTTCTTCATACCCCCAAAAGTTCTTTTTGTTCCAGCAGCAGACTTACCACCTCTTGTAATTCCACCACTCTTATATGCATAAGGTTTTCCTGTTTTTGGATCATTGTCCACCAATCCCATTTTACGAAGTCCAGCCTCAGTCAATTTATATGCTGCCTCACCTGCCAAATATGATGCAGCAAAACCTGCAATTGCAAGAGCAATAGCTGCAGGTATTCCAACTACAGATATTCCCAATGCAGCTACGCCAGCAAGCACTGCAGCATAGGCAGCCATACCAGCAGCAACACCAGCAACTGCACTTATAAGAGTTCTTATTCCGTCCTTACCTCTTCCTTGTGATACTAACATTCCAGATTCAATTAAATCTGGAATAAGGAAAACAAGACCCAATAGCCCACCTTTTGGTTTTAATCCTTTTGGAAGTTTAAGTTTACCTCCACCTCCTCCACCACCGGTTGTTACTTTAGGTTTTTGTCTTAATGGATTTCTTATATCTGGTTTTCCTGCAGCACCACCACCACCAGTTGTTACCTTGGGGGTTTGTCTTAATGGATTTCTTATATCTGGTTTTCCTTGTGGTCCACCTCCACTGATTGTTCTAGTTCCCCGTGTGCCTGGTGCGGAAGGACCTCTACCTTTTGAACCTCCACCTTTTGAACCTCCACCTTTTGAACCTCCACCAAATCCACCAGATCCAGCAAAAAGCATTCCTGCAATTATTACAGTGTTTAAAAATGTATTCAGAGTGCTTGATAACTGATCAAACTGGTTTTCTCCTCTCTTACCAAAAAGATTTTTTACAAGTCCTCTTGTTGCATCATATGCTTTGTATCCTATATCAATAAAAGTCACCAACCCATTTAAAAATTTTCCTCCAATATCAATAATAAAATCTGCAGCATTTCCTAAAAATTTAAGAATAGGCATTATTTTTGGAAGATGCTCAATCAATCTTACTGCAAAATACCCAAGAATAATATTACCAATAAAGTTTTTAATCCAATCCAAAATGCCCATTCTTGGGGCAGCAGGAAGTTTGACTTTACCACCACTCTCTACATTTGGTTTTGTTTCTAACTTTGTCTCTATATCTTCTTTTCTTTTTCTACTTGTTGCTTTCTTTTTATCATCAAGTTGTTTTTTGTCTAGTGCAAGTGAACCCTTAAGAATATCTTCTATTTTAATAACGTTTATTTTAATACCCTCTATACTTTTAATTGATTTTTTTGATAAAACAATATTAGCAGACCCACCACCAATCATCCTTTCTTGCTGTGCCTTTTGCATTACAAGTCTTCCTGATGATTTATTTAAAAGTTTATCTGTGTTGATTGTCATCTATTTTATTTCCTATGCACACCAAGAGTTGTTTGTTTTGCATTACCACCCGGACCTTGAGCACTGAAACTTGGAGTGCTTGTAGATGCACCACTTCCTGGTCTATTTCTTTTTTGAGGTGCTGGTGGAGCATAAACTACTTTTGGTTTTGGATTTACTGGTGGTTTTATTACTCCCCCTCTTACATTTTTTGGTTTTGATCTTGGAATTTGAGCTTTTGTATTTTCGTCTTTTGGTTTTCCAGACATTCCCAATAAACCACCAAGCAATGTTTTACTTCCAGCGAGACCCATTTCTTCTTCGGCAGTTCTTTTGCCACCAAGAATCATATCAACATCACCTTTTCCTTTAAAAGGATTTAATTGATGTGCAGCTTGAAGTCTTTCTTTAAATGGAACACTTCTTCCAAACATTTTATCTCTAATTAGTTCTCCTGTATCAAGATCTTTATCAACTATTTTACCAGTCTTAGGATCTTTTACTTTTTTCTTAAGGGAATCAAAATTATACTTATCTTCTACTCTATACCCACCACCCATTTCTTTACTTCTTTTATTAGCCCAAAATTGACCAAGAATGTTTTTAGCATTCTCAGCAGCAGGACTCATATTTCCTTTTGAGTCTGCATAATCTGTATATTGAACTCTTACACCACCTGCATCTAATTTTTTTAAGAAACTTCGTTGAATTGCTAATGCCTCTCTACCCTTTGGAGTTTTTGATGCTCCAGAATCCTCAAGTTCTTTAATCTTTGTTTCTGCCTTTTCTTTCTCAACACCAGTTCTCAACTTTGCTCTTTCAATTGCTTTTTGTAATTCTGCTTTAGAATCTTTACCCAAATTCATTTCACTTACCGGTCCATCAAATCCACCTAACATTTGTTTAGCATATATTGAACCAGCATCTAGATAAGTTGATGCTCCCGGTCCTGTTAATTTTTGTCCAATTTCTTCAAAAAATCCTGGAGTTCCTGGTTTTGATGATGATGGTTTTGAATCTTTTATTCCCATTATTCTTTTTACAGCACCAAGTGGGTCAGTTAATAAAGATCCTGTTGATGTCGAACCTCTAGGTCTAGAAGAAGATGGTTTTGAATCTTTTATTCCCATTATTCTTTTTGCAGCACCAAGTGGGTCAGTTAGTAAAGATCCTGTTGATGTCGAACCTCTAGGTCTAGAAGAAGATGGATCAGCACCACTTTGTCCTCCTCTACTGCCAGAAGATTGACCGTCACTGCCACCACCAAGAGTTAAGGATAAATTTTTAATAGCATTAAGTAAATCCCCGCCCTTTTCTTTACCCCCAGTTGTAATAGCACTGCCATAATTGTTCAAGGATGTTACTAATTTATCTCTTTTTTCTAAAATTGTATCCCTAACTTTTTCTTTTTCATCTCCAATCATTCCACCACCCTTAGCATAAGTGGTTCCACTTATTATTTTTGGTTTATTTGTTCCTCCTCCAGCAGCATTCATTCCCTCAAGAGTATCCACACCATATTTTTGCACTGCTCCTGTAGACATCACAAACTCACCATCACTCAACATTGCAGGAACTTTATCTACACCTTTCTCACCACTCACAAACCCATTTACCATTTCTTGAGGTTTTCCAGAACCCAATGCACCACCAAGCAGCATACCAAGAGGTCCCAACATAGCACCCATTCCGGCACCACCCATCATACCTTTAAAGTTTAACCCACCACCAGAGAACCCATAAGATTTTGTTTGACCTGTTTTTAATGTTGAAAGTTGTTCGTCAATTTCTGACCCCTCACCCTGCATTTTTTGGAGGGGGTTGAGATTTGCTTTTTGTTGCTCTAACGATTTAATTTTATCTTCTGTTGAACCTGGTTTTGATTTAGTTTTTTTCTCTTGTTCGTCAACTGTTCCGGGGAACATAGCAGGTACTGTAGCTCCTGCAGTAAGTAATCCGACAGCAAGTGCTGCTTTTGGATTTCTTGCTATTAGTTTTAACAACTGAGGTATAAGAACCTTACCAATTTTGAAAATAAATCCTCCTATCATTTTAGTTAGACCTAAAGTAAGCCTACCAAAGGATGTGCCAAATAAAACAAAAGCAGTCAGTATAGCGGGTCCAAAATCTTTGAGAAATCTACTAATTGATTTTACTTTATCAGCATTTTTAGGATCACCAAACCATTCTAATAGTTTATAGACAACTCTTCCAAGAAAAACTGTTACGAAGAAATCAATTATTCTATCCAGAATACCTTTGACTGGTGCTATAACTTTTTCTGCAGCAGACTTTAATCCTTCAAATCTCTTTTCTAAATTACCTTCTGCAACTCCTCTTTTTTCTTGCTCTGCTTTTCTTCTATCAAAAGCAGCACTATTATCAAGTGCTTTTTTTCTACCTGCTAATATTGCTGCAATAGAAGATACTGATACAGAAATCTTTGTGATACTATCTTCTACATTTGAAGTAGAACTTCCTGGTAGTTTCGCACCAATATTTTCTCCACTTATTCTACTACTTTGACTCTTTAATATATTTTTAAGAATGGTTATTTTTCTAGAATTATTATTAACGATCTTTTCTATACTAACAACTGATGTAGCAAGTTGTCTTACATTACCAATAAGACTTACAAATGTTTTTTGTACGTTGAGAATACTTTTAGAAACATCAACAGATCCCCCCTTCTTAAAACTTTCAGCAGAGATTAAAGTTTTTTTGAGTTGTGAATCTAGACTTTTTAAATCGTTAGAATCGGGCATTGCTCATCTGTTGAGTATCTCAGTTTAATTATTTATGGGGGATGGACAGAACAAGAAGTGGCCACACCGAGTGATTTGTGGTGAATATGGTGTTATTATATAGAGGTAAACAAACAAATCTATGAAAGGACTTCTTAATTTTTATCTTGCTTCATCTCTTTCAATAACAACTGTAGCAACTGGTGCTTGTTTTGTTTGGTATGTGCAGGAATATAATGCTGCATACAAGTATTATAAAATTGTACCAGAAACCTCTCAAATTCATCGCACTAACGCACTTTGGTTGGGTTTGTGGGGTGGGATCTATGGTCTTACTGGTGTAGTAAGTGCAATTGGTTTATCTCAAGGAATTAAAAAAAACTAATGAAAACTTTTATTCTCTCCATACTTCTTGTTCCATTTCTTCTTTATGGTGGAACAATAGTTTTGTTTGCAACACTACAACACGTAAAAGTAGAATTACCAACACCAAATTGAGGGTCATTAAGACCCTCTTTTTTTATGCGTCAATATTAGAATCTGGTATTGCTTATTTGTTGTTTTTGTTTTAACTCTTCCTCTTCAAGATGCTGCTGAAGTAATCCAACATAAACATCTCTTTCCCAGGGAATCATATTTTCAATTTCCCATAATGAATATTTATGATACTGTATCAAAGAAAAATTTAAACGAAAATAATTCTCAAGGTCCATATGGACCATTCCTATGCGAAAAAACTTGCTAACCCTTCTAAAATAACTTCACTTTCAACTTCTGTTTTTGGATTTTTTATTTTAAGAGTATGAGAGAGTTTAGGCATAGTATCAAAGAACTTCTCAATGTCTTTGAATTGGGAAGAGTTCATTGAGTCTAAAAATTCAGTAACTTCTTTTTTTGTTACATCAGCAGTAGACCAAACTTCATTTGCAGTGTAAATCTTATCAATACAAGATGCAATAAGATCAAAGGATTGATCCATAGCATTTCCACCCTCAAAATCAAAATTGTTCTTAATGAATTGGTCCAGTGATGGATACTTCATCTCCATCATAACTGAATCATCAATCTTAATTTTTTTCTCGTGAGTTTCGTTTTTCTGAACCTTAATATCATCAAGGTTTATTTTTACAGGAACTTGAGTTTCCCCATCATCAGGGCAAATAATATTAACTTCTATTTCTTCTCCAACAGACTTACCACGAATATTAAGAAACAAAAATTCAATATCAAAAGTAGGAAGTGCTTCTACTTTAATATTTTTAGTTATGATGCAATTTTTAATTACTGTTTTGATTGCAGTTGTAATTTGCTTTGTATCTTCACTCTCAAGAGCAATAACTAAAAGTTTTTCTTCTTTAACTAGAAATGGTCTGTATTGAATAGTCTCTTCAGTTGAGGGCAATTCAAGTTGATATGTTGGGGTAGCAATTTTTGGTAAAGGCATAATGTCCTATAATAACTTCAGGTATTGTTATTTAGATTAGAATATTGGAGGTATACTTGAACTTGTGCCGAATTGAGCATTCTGTAATGCCAGTGCTTCTGTAGTTAAAATATCTTGTGCTTCAATTGCATCCAATTGTGCTCCTGTAAGACCACCTGCTCCTACAAGTGCTTGTGGACTATCTGCTGCTCCTTTTGGAGATCCGGATGAAGACTTTTGTGATGCCTCAGCAGATCCTTGCACCAAAACATATCTGATATAACTCATAGAAACCGTACATTTAAGTAGAGAAGAAGAATCATATGAAACCGGCATTGAATTAATGCTAATTGGGAAGGCTCTTATAAACTTATATTCTAATGTTTGTGTGTAGTCTCTTTCAAATTTTGTAACAGTTAATCCATCTGCTGTGTATCCATTTTTTCCCTCAGGATACCTAACCCTATAAAAATATTCCCTATCTTCCGATCCAGCATTTTTATCTGCTTGTTTTCCCCTACTTTCGTCTACAATATACTTCATCCAAGTTTCAAAATATCTAATTGGAAGATAATTACCAGCATCAACATAGAATGTTAAGTCAATACGATCATCATAAACTCTTCTATATGCATGTCGTTCTGTTACACCATGAAAATTATCATTAATCTCAAAGGTTGCTAAATTAGACCCAGGAAGAACTGCTTCTGAGCACATTAAATCCAACTTTCCTTGATTTAAATTAACACCATTATATTTCAAAAACGCACTAAAGTCACCACCAATTGGTTTTGGAATTGTAACAGCAAAATGAGAGGTAAGTGCAGGACGAAGTAAGTTAAGTTTAATATCTGCTATATTTTTGGGAGTGGGAGTAACACCAGCCATTTATAAATACTTTTTGATCGTATATATTATGTAGTAGAGATAATGGCTGAAAGTTTAAAGAGTGTTTATAAGCCATCCTACCCACAAAAATACATTGGCAACGTTAATAATATCATATGCAGAAGCAGTTGGGAAAGGAGATTTTGTCGGTGGTGTGATCTAAATGAAAATATAATATCTTGGGGTTCAGAAGAGTTTTGTGTTCCATATAAATCTCCAATTGATAATAAAGTTCATAGATACTACCCAGATTTTATTATTAAAGTAAAGGAACAATCTGGTGAGATCAAAACTTATGTGATTGAGGTAAAACCTAAAAAGCAAACAATGGTTCCTCAGAGGAAATCAAGAGTTACAAAATCATATCTATATGAATGTAAGACTTATGCAGTCAATCAAGCAAAGTGGAATGCTGCAGAGGAATGGTGTAAAGACCGAATGATTAACTTTATGATTATCACCGAAGATCATCTTGGTATCAAATAATGTCACAAAAAGGATTTGGTCAGTACATAGACAACTCATCCACAGCAAGAGTTAGAAAACTTAAAAAGGAAATTGCGAAGCAAGGGAGTAATGACCCAGAAGATTTAATGCTCATAATTATGGAACTTTTTACAGAAGAAGTTTTATATCCAGAACCAGGAAAGTTTTATACTTTTTTCTACAATGCAAAAACACCAAAATTAGAATATGACCAACATCCATTAATTGCTTGCACTTCACTGGAAAGGTGGGGGTTTAGAGGAATTAATTTTCATTGGAGAAAGGCAAGGCAATATACTTGGGAAGAAGTCTCAGGAAAACTTCATATTGTTAAATATAATGAACTTGATGAACTACTCACAATACCTTATGCAAAATTCCGTCTAAATAAATAAAACCATTCGTGTCTAATGGCAACTAGACTACCTCCAGGTCAAGGAGCACTTCAAAACTGGAACAATATAAATTTAAACAAACCAGAGCAATATTCATCAGAATTTATTGTTGGTGGAAATAAGTTTGCGAATGTAACTGATGTTTCCACAGGACAGAGACAATTATATTTTGTGCAACCTGTATCTAATCAGAGAGGGTTACTCACAACAACAAATGCAGATGGAACAATAACAAAAGGTGGTAATTATGATAACTTTAATCAAGGTAACCCAGGAAAATTAGCAGCAGCAGAAGCAGCAAGCAAACAGGCATCTGTTGTACTTTTATCAACTCCAAATATATCAACACCAGCAGAATCAGCAGCAATAAAAAATTCAAGTCAATTTAAATCAACTGCTGCTGGAAATAATGCAGCAACTGGTGGATCTGCTAGTGAGTCTGCTCCAGTTGTAAACCCACCATTAGACAAAGATACAAAAAAAGGAGATGCAGGATCTTTTGTGTATCCTGCAAACTTGGCTCAAACGCATCAGGATATAATTAAATTTAATCTGATAAAATACATCCCCGGTGGAATTCCAACCCCAGGTAGATCGGGAAGACCTGCTTCAGGTGAAATATTAGGAACTGTTGTTCTTCCAGTTCCTAATAACATTTCTGATGTCAATGCTGCCGAGTGGGGAGCAGATAAAATGAATGCTGTTGAAGCTGCAGCAGCAGCTGCTGCTTTTGCAAGTATTACGGATGGTTTTGGCGCAGGAATGGAAAGTGTTGGGGCATCTCTTAAACAATTTGGATCAGATCCAACAAGCAAAAAATTTGTAGCAGCTGGGTTTGCCGGTGCAGCCATGGGTGGTGAAGGTGCTAAAATATTATCAAGGGCAAGTGGTCAAATTGTAAATCCTAATGTGGAACTCTTGTTTAATGCACCAACATTAAGAGCTTTTAGTTTTACTTTTAAATTAGCAGCAAGAAATCCAGATGAAGGAAAAACAATTATTAAAATTATAAGATTTTTTAAGAGAGGGATGTCTCCAATTAGATCAGAATCAAATTTATTTCTAAAATCACCTAATACATTTACAATTCAATATATGAAGGGGGACGCAGATAACCCCAACATAGGTAAAATAAAAGAATGTGCCCTACAAAGTATAACTACTAACTACACTCCTGAAGGACAATATGCAACCTTTAGTGATGGTGTGATGGTTTCTTATCAAATTACAATGCAGTTTTCAGAACTTGAACCAATATTCACTAAAGATTATGATAGTTCACCAGATGGAATAGGTTTCTAAAATGTCAAGTTATTTTCAAAGAGTTCCAGATTTCAATTATGTTAGCAGACTTCCTGATTCTAAAATAGGAGATTATATTCGTGTAAAGAATTTATTTAAAAAAGGAAAACTCAGAGAAGACATTTTTCAGAATCTTGCCTTTTTTGAGAAGTATAAAATCATTGGAGATGCTCGTCCTGATAATGTTGCATTTGAAGTTTATGATGACTCCTCATTAGATTGGCTTATTCTTTTATCAAATAATGTTCTTAATGTCCAATCAGAATGGCCATTACCTCAAACAGATTTTGATAGATTTGTATTAGATAAGTATGGTGATTATAATACTCTTTATAATGGTGTTCATCATTATGAAACTATAGAAGTTAAAAATAGTCAAGGAGTTGTAATTGTTCCTAAAGAACTTCATGTAGATTCTTCTTATTCTGTAAGTTATTACGATAATCTTACAGGTGAACAAGTTACTACAGGAAATATTGCAACTCCAATCACAAATTATCAATACGAAGAAGAAATAGACAATAATAAGAGAAATATTTTTTTACTTAAACCCAGATACTTAAATATAGTTTTTGATGATATGGAAGAAATTATGGTATACAAAAAAGGATCCACTCAGTATGTGAGTGAATCCTTGAAGACTGGAGATAATATCAAACTCTATAGTTGATTACTCTGCCAATTTTTGGAAATATGAGAGTGCATCATCCTCATCTTCATCAATAGCAGTGACTGTAGGAAGTGTAGGAGACTTAGAACGAGTATAAGACTGCTCAATTTCTTCTAGAACTTTAGCCTCACGATTTACTGGTTGATTATAAGATTCATACTCCTCTTCTTGTTCAACCACAGCACGAGATTGTGTAGGAGAAGAAGTATGAGTCAAACCAAGAACCATATTCATTCTACGCTCAAGATCCTCATAGGACTTAAATTGATCTGGTGCAGTGATTGCAATTAGAGAATGCTCTTTCTTCCAGATTGTTTCCATAGCATCATCGTCATTCAGTAAGGGACTTACACGATCAAACTCTGACTTATCATAATTCCAATACCCATCTTTCTTTACGATCTTCATCTTAAAGTTAGCACCTTGCCAGAAATCAAATGGATTGATTGGTGATTCATCTTCAAATTCTGGTTGCATTGCATTCAGAATTTTATCAAAGATTTTCTTGCCGTACTTAAACAAGAAGACCTTACCTTCATTGGAAGGATTTGTAGGATCTTTTACTACATAGATGTTGCTGTAGTAAGAGAGTTTGCGTTTCTGCTTACGAACAGTATCCTTATCTTTCTCATTACCACTATTCCAGAGTTCACGATTATATTCTGAAACAGGATCTTTCTGACCTACAGTAGTCAGACTGTTCTCAATATACCATCCACCATTTCCTTGAAATGCATGAGTGTATAATTTTACCCATGGAACTTCCTCACCATCAACGGCAGGAAGGAAACGAATTATTGCAGAACCCACCCCTGTTTTATCCATCTCTGGTTTCCAGAGACGTTCATCGGCACCACTCGAAGTAGTGCTCATTTTTTCTACTTGCTTCACTAATTTTTCAGTGAGTGAACCAAGAGATGATTGCTTTTTAAGATTAGCAAAATTAGTCATTGATTACCTTTTGTTAGTTGGATTTGGCTTTTGTGTACTTCTTTATTCTACAGGTCGGAACCTGTTTTGTCAATTTGTTGTCTCATCACTCCAAGCATTTTTGTCATATTGCTAAAGATAACATTCATATCAACATTAATAGGAAGACCCATCATCTGAGCAGAGTCAGAAATTTTTTTCTTCATCTCTTTTGCTTCAGGATCATCAGATAAACTCAAACGTGTATAAAGAATTTGTTGTTTATTCAAAAGTTTTTCCAAGAGAATGACGTGCTCAATTTTTTCCTCTTTTGTCATCAGAGGAAATCGAAATACACTTACATAAATCTCTTCCTGCATATTTGAGATTTCAATCATCTCTGCATGGACAAGTTCAGAATTAAAAAAACTCATTGCTCTCCCAGAATAATTTCTTTCAAAATTTTACGAAAATGAAATATATCAATATTTATGAATGATCTATATTTTTTAATTCTACGACTGACTGTTTCCCACACAGGGTCATTTAATTTCTTATCAAACGTGTTCCCGAACAGGAATATTCTATCATATATCACTAGGGTTTCTAGGCTAATATTCCCGCTCAGGAAATTCCTTAAAACGACTGGATGCCCCCTTTTGCAAGTAAATACATCTTCAAATTTGTGTTCTCCAAAGAGATATTCAGATTCTTCTTTAAAAAGATATGATAGTGATTGAATTTTTTTCTGCCAGTTCTTATACCTCTCTTCACCTTCTTTGATTATATCACCAATCCAAAGAGTTTCTGGGTCAGAGCAGGATGCAAAGTTTGCTACAAAGAAATCTATAACTTCTTGATCTGTTTTTTGTCTTGATACTTTCTCAAACCACATTCTATCCTTTCGTTTGTAGAAAGATTGTACCGTTGCTCTTGATTTACCACAATACTTATGATAATCATAAGTGTCTTTCGTAAAGTGATTCTTCAGAGCAAGATATTGGCAATAGGCATCAAAGGGCATCATTCAAAAATGTAATATAGGTAATTTTTTGCCGGGAATTTTTGACCCCTAAAATGGAATTAGAAGACTAATTTGGCACGGGAAGTCTTCTTAAGAAAATTAAGTTCCGTTGCTTCATATTTAATTTTTTCTTTTAATGGTTTTGAAATAAGTTTAGGAACTGATTCTAAATCAATGCTATTCTTTTCACAAAAATAAACGATAGCATCAATGTAATTCATTTCAACATTAATTTTTACAAGGGTTTCAATCTCCTTAGCAAACTTAATTGGACAAAGGAATTTGCTTTCAAGTATCTTTTCTAGTTCATTCTCCATTCGTTGCCCCAGTATTGTGATGTACAAATTCTTTGATATAACGAACTAATAACTTAATATAATCCCCTTTGTTTCTTTTGTCAAATACCTTCACTTCTCCACCAGGTGTAACCATAATAGTAATTAATTTAACAGGAACAATCTCAGTTAATTCATAGTATGCAGCAGCATAGAATGTTTCCTGAACGAAGTAATTTTCAAGCCACTCTTCTGGTTTAATTTTTTCGGAAGTCTTAAAGTCTATAACAGCAAGTTCTCCATCATACTCTCCAATACAATCAACTCGTCCAGCAAGTCCAAAATACTCGGAGTAGAGTGTGCGTTCAATCGCATGAATATTGCTTATCTTATCCAAATAAGGTTTCGCATGATAGAACATAAACTTTGATGTGGGTTTATAGTTCTCCCATACAAGTTCTTTATTTTCCAAATAGTCCTGACAGACTTGGTGGAAATCAGTTCCTCTTGCTGTTGCTTTTTTTGTAATCCGGTTTGCTTCTTCAAGACCTACACGTTTCCTCCACTTAACAAAAATCTCACGATTATAAAATGAGGTCACAGTAGTGATTGAAGGAACCCACTTACCACTTGGTAAGTTATACAAACGAATGCTCTCTGTAGTCTTACAATTTAACTCAAGGTCACCCAAGTAATTATGATGAATAAATGTCATACACCGATTTTCATTTTTGCAGTAATATATTCTTTAACAAATCCAGATCTTACAATATCCTCTACATCAAATTCAATAATATCAATTGATGGCATTACTCTTAGTATTTTCATAAAGTCAATGATACCATTCTTTTCATTAGTTCTTATCAAGTCAGATTGTGTAGCATCACCACAGAACATAATTTTAGAATCTTCACCAACACGAGTAATGATAGAATCAAGTTCGTGAAAGTTTAGGTTCTGAAACTCATCAACAATAATGATTGATTTATCTAATGTAGTTCCACGAATAAATGAAGTACTCCAAAATTTAATAGTTTCTTGTGATTTTAAATTTCCATAAAGCATTTCGAAAGACGCTTCATCAGGCAACTCAAACATATACTTTACCATATTCTTATAAGGAATTTGATAAATATCAGACTTATCTTCATGAGATCCTGGTAAAAACCCAATTTCTCTAGTGGCAACGAGTGAACGAACGATATAAATTTTTTCATATGGTGTTTTCTCATCTAAAACATCTCTAAGAGAATTATAGAGGGTAATAAAGGTTTTACCTGTACCAGCACATCCATATGCAACAAGATTTTGATTTTTCTTATAAGAATCAAAAAGTATTTCTTGATTCTTTGTAAGAGGTTCAATCACTCTCATTATATCTTGATTGATTGGTTTCTTGCGTTTAATTTGTTTGGCAGTCATTCCAACCTCAATTGGTTGTTCGCCTCTTCTTCTTCGTGACATATGAGTTTAAACCGATTTTACTTTTGATCCAGGAACTTTTGATACCTTGTGAAGTACATCATTCCACCCCGGATGAGATTTTTTAAGTTTATCATAAACCTCACCCAGTTCTCCAGATCCAGGGCAAGTTGATGGATCGGACCAATCACGATCCCATTCAGAGTTATCATCTTTCCATTGATCCCAATCATGAACACTCAGAACAACTTCCTTCTGTTCACCTGTAACTTTATTATAAACGGGATAAGATGCCAAATTTAATTCTCCATAGTATGTAAGAGTATTTATTCTAAACTAATTGCACTCTGATACTCGCAAGGGTTACAATTATCACGAGTCCAGTTGAGAGCAAAAGAGATTGTTGGAAATTCACATGTAAAGATACAACGAATTGCTTCTGCGATTTCTTTGTGCTCTGCCTGGGTTCCGTGAGCACTGCGAAGATCTATGTAATGTATCCAAGACCTTATACTCCCACTCATATACATTCGTGTCTGAGTTGATTGTGGGAGTATGAAACGAGCACTTTCTTTTGCAACACCATTATCCAACATATGCTTATAGAGAGAAAGACCTTGCTCAAAATAAGTTTTAATTTTCTTTTGCATCAAATCAACAAACACAGGATCTAAATCATCAGTTGAGTTCTGACGATTTTTAGTATCTTGCCTTCGCAATTCTGGAACTGGAAGTTTTACTTGTAGTTCTGTGCTGTCGGCATATCTCTGTGAGAACTGCTGAAAAGTGAAACTACGATGACGAAGAATTTGTGTCGCAATCGCAAGTGAAGTATTGATTTCTATTGTTAGAAATGCATGTTCAAAAATACTCCAGTGTTGATTTTGAATACAATACTTTAGTAATCCAGCAGAAGAATTGTTGAATTGATTTTTTGGATTACTGACACGAGCACAATATGCAATGTGTCTTTCTGCATTTGGAGTTACAGAAACTAATTTAACAGATTCATTTTTAGTCGTCGTCATCTTCGAATACCTCATCGTAATCATCTATATCTCCAATACGTGGAGCAACTGCTTCATATGCATAGGATTCTGGACTTGAATATACTTCTGTCTTTAAAGAATCGACCAGAAGTTCAAGATTTTTAATAATCATTTTAAGTTTATCTTGATTCATAAGTTTAAATATCTCGTTATAATTATAGACAAAAAAAGAGAAAACGTCAAGTTTCTCTCTTTATAATTTTTTAGTATTTTTGTAAGCAATATATTCCATTTTTTTCTAAAATTGCCGAACAAGTATCGCACCAGTCTCCACAACACATATAGGTAAGTTCATCAAAATTACGAATGTTTCCTGAGTGAATATGTCCACACACTACTCCAGAGTATTCTTGACTTTTTTGAGAGCAATAATATGCAATATCAGTTTCATATTGGTTAATATAATTTTTTCCACGAATACTATTCTTTAAAAAATAAACCAAAGAGAATCTAAAAAATCTTTCTAACCAAAAACTCAAAGGACTAATGATTTCATATCCTTTATTAAACATCAATTGTTTCCATGAACCAGAAGAATATTCTGAATACTTGTCTCCGTGAACACAAAGAAACTTATTTCCTTTAGCATCTATATGAACATATTGGTCTACAATACTAAAATTATGATGTGTAAATCCAGAATAACGACGAAGTTGTGATTCGTGATTTCCAAGTATATAAACTATTTCTGTTCCTTTTTTCGCAAGATTAAAAATCTGATGAATACATTCAGTATGTTCTCTTCTCCATCTCGTCCCGTAATGTTCCATACAGGCAATATCAAATATATCTCCAACCATTACAAGTTTTTTTGTATCAAGTTTTTTTAGAAACTTTAAAAACTTTTCAGTATCACATCTAGTCGTTCCTAAATGAACATCAGAAATGAAAACAGTATCGAAATTCATCGTTCTATGTAAGAAAGAGTGTGGTTTGTTGAACACAAATGATCGATAATCATATCACAACCCAATTTTGGATTTGAATCACCGCAAGTATATAAATCTGCGGCTGCCTTACCTTCTTCGGGCCAGGTATGAATGCTAATATGACTTTCTGCGAGTAAACAAATAACTGTAACTCCTTGCGGATCAAATTTCTTAAATATTGTTTGTATTACTGTTGCCCCAGATAATATTGCCGCACTTTCTAATAATTTTATTAAAAATTGTTCGTCATTCAAAAGAACAAAAGAGCAATCGTATAGATTTAGTAGATAGTGCTTTCCCATTAGACTACTGGATCCTCCTGTGCTTCTTTGATTAGAGAAGTGATAATACTTTCAGTCCCGTCAATAGTTTTCACAGCAAAAAGAGCAGACTTTTTATATTTATTTAACTTTTTATATTTTTTGAGAATTATATCTATTTCATCAACATTTACATTGACCTTTACCTTTCCATCATTAAAACCTTCACTCATCTTTTTTTCTTTTTCTCTGGTTGTTTGTATCCCCATAACCTTGGACTGATTCTCCCATAACCAAAGTCAATTTTCTGAACTGCTCCTGGACCGTACGTATCATAATAAAAGTCAAACAAATCAGATCTTTTTCCAGATCTAGTCAAATCAATATGAGTTTCTCCCTCCACAACATACCAAATTAAGTATGCATCATTTGGAAGGGACGAGTCTTTAGATTGTTCAATGGTTGTTTTTTCAAGAAGAATTTCGCATCCATATTGATTGGAAGAAATAGATTTCTCTTCCTTTTCTTTCTCTCTTTTGTTTTCTTCCATTTTCTTTTTCTGCGGTTTCTCTGGTGCGACGGCGGTCATGAACGATTGCCCCACAGAATATCAGGAAAAGCTTCCTTTACATTTTCAAAAGTTACCTTGTATTTATCTGTAAGTTTCTTATCTTTTGTAAGAATTAATAGTTGTGCTTCTTTTGGATGAAGTCCTTGAAGGACATTAATAAACATCATCTCTCTGCGAATTGTTGAGAGTGTATCATTTCCACCCTTTACATAGTGATAAAGGTTTTTATACTCCCTGCGAAGAGATGTGCGTCCTCTACCTTGTAGATCTTGAACGGTTGCAGATTCTCCACCAGCAACTTCTTTTAAGAGATTATCTGAGAGGGTTCCAGAGTAAACATTTTGATCCTTTACATCTCCATAGGGAACTTCTCCTTGTGGAAGAAGTGAAATTACAGTTGGATCAAAGTTCCAAATCAAAACTGTTTTAAGTGAATCGTGTTCATAAGTTTTTAGAACTTCTACTGTTTTAGCATTATTTCTTTGTTTTGAAGCAAGTTCTAAAATTTCAAACACAAAAGGATTTGTTGGAAGAATTTCAATTGATTTTTGAGTCGATGTCTTCATCTTCGTTGTTGTCGTTGTCGTCATAGTTATAATCGTTTTCAAAGTGTACAGCTACTATTTCGTCGGGAATTATATTACCATTTTCATCAAAGAATTCTGGATGTAGATAAGGAGGTTTGGATTCTAATGTGTGTCTGTAAGTTAACCAACCAATTATACTTCCTACCATAAAAAATAGCAAGATGAACATTACGCTGAATGCTACTACGTATGCTGGTTCCATTTTTTTTCTCCAAGAAGTTGATTTTTTTTAATATCAAAATGAAATTCTATAAAAAAATGAAACTCTCGTCGAAAAAGAGAAATCATTTTACCAAATTTAATCAAAAAAGTTTTTGGTTTAGAATCTCTTCTCCTTTTATTCCTAAGTAGTAATTCAATACCCCGATTGATCTCGGGTTCAGAATTATTTAGGGTTTTTCTTTCGTCTTCCTGGTCGTTTATCATAACTATACTTCCGTGCATCCTCTGCTTGCTTTACATCATAATAAACTTGGTGAAAGTTTGATTCCATTAGATTATGTTTTTTTCCTTTAGATACTGAACAGTGTCAGTACATCCACCAAGTTGTTGTTGATCATTTAGAACAACTTGAGGAAAAGTAGAACCTTGACCAAACTCGGCATAAAAATCTTGACGATTAAAATGTTCTCCAAGTGTGTAGATAACGTACTCTAGGTTTGATAATTCTAACACATGTTTTACTTTGGTGCAATAAGGACAACCATTCTTAGAGTAAACTGTAAATTTCATAATGCTAACTTGCGTTGTTTCTTCGTGGTCTGTAAATGTATAAGTCTTGTGGTTTTTCTGGTTTCATCCACTCGTATAATTTATATAGTTTTTCTTCTGTAAAAAAGTCTTGTTGACCATACCATAGTTTCCAGTGCTCATGCCCTTTAGATTGATTACAAGAGTGACAACAAGCAACTACATTTATTTTAACATCAAGTCCACCTTTACACTGTGGAAGAATATGATCCAGTGTGATATTTTCTTCTGACCCACAATAAGCACACTTGTATTCCCAGTGGTCTTTTATATTTGCCCTCCACATTCGTTTCGCTTCTGATTTATTTGTTGCTTGAAGATTAAACAAATAGTCCTTGAAGGAGTGTGGAGGAACCATAAGTGTTTGCGACTTATGAATATTTAGATTAACCTTCCGTTTTCAATTTGAGTATTTTATAAGGCATTTCCGCGAGGCATCACTTCTTCAGGGAAGTTGAAGTTTTCGTGAGGTTGGTCTGCTGTTGATAACCATGCTCTAAGACCTTCATTAAGGAGGATATTTTTTGTGTAGAACGTCTCAAATTCAGGATCCTCAGCAGCACGAATTTCTTGAGATACAAAGTCATAAGCCCTCAAATTAAGAGCAAGACCGATGATACCAATAGAAGACACCCAGAGACCCATCACAGGCACAAACAACATAAAGAAGTGCAACCATCTCTTATTACTAAATGCAATACCAAAGATCTGAGACCAAAACCTATTGGCAGTAACCATTGAATATGTTTCTTCTTCTTGGGTTGGTTCAAATGCCTTAAAGGTGTTTGCACCATCTCCATCCTCAAACAAAGTATTCTCTACTGTGGCACCATGAATAGCACACAACAATGCTCCACCAAGAATACCAGCAACACCCATCATATGAAAAGGGTTGAGAGTCCAGTTATGAAAACCTTGAAGGAATAGAAGAAACCTAAAGATTGCTGCCACTCCAAAAGAAGGAGCAAAGAACCAACTGGATTGACCCAGTGGATAGATGAGAAATACTGAAACGAATACTGCGATAGGACCAGAGAACGCAATAGCATTGTAAGGTCTGATGCCCACCAAACGACTGATTTCAAACTGACGTAGCATGAACCCTATCAGACTGAAGGCACCGTGGAGAGCAACAAAGGGCCAAAGTCCACCAAGTTGGAACCACCTGACAATATCCCCCTGAGCTTCAGGACCCCAGAGAAGCATAAGAGAATGACCCATAGAATCTGCTGGAGTAGAAACTGCCGAAGTAAGAAAGTTTGCACCCTCAAGATAGGAACTTGCCAACCCGTGAGTATACCAACTCGTAACGAAAGTTGTCCCAGTAAGCCAACCACCAATAGCAAGGTAAGCACAGGGAAAAAGAAGTAATCCAGACCATCCAACAAATATGAAACGATCCCGTTTAAGCCAGTCGTCGAGTACATCGAACCATCCTCGTTGTTGATTTGGAAATGAAAGTGTTGATGATGCCATTTACATAAATCCTTTTAATGTTTTTTGTTTTGTTTTTTTATCTAAGACTTCTGCATGACTTAGAAACATATTTGCAGTTTGAAACCAAGTTGCTTGAAATTCTTCGTGGGTATTAAATACCTTAAAGTGCCCATCAGTATAAACTATCTTATAGTCATGACGATCATAAGGTTTATCACAAGTTTGTTCAAAAAATTCAGGTAGTCCAGTCATTTATCACCTAATACTGTTTGTGAATGATGTTGTTTGAGAGTTGAGTCTGCCGTAAATTCAATTACAGGATTTCTTGACTTGTTTTTGATAACGATGAAGGCATCTTTCTGATAGGTGGTGGTTCCAAATGGTTTAGACCACTTTGGATTCACTCCTTCCTTTTGATGTATGGCACTTGTAAGAGCACCACCAACTTCAACTGCTATATTATCGTTCTCGTCCCATCCAAGTTCTTTGATTACATTTGCAACTTGAGAATAAATCTCAGTTCTGTAGTCCATCACACGATCCTCTGGGGATAATTTACCTATCATAAAACTTTACAATTCAGTGGAAAAAAATAGGGGGTCCTAAGACCCCTTTATTATAACATGTTTTTAGATCAACCGATTGCAGGTGCAGTAAGAGCAACAGGAGTTAACTCAGCAGC